ACCGCTATGGTGAAGCATTCTGGTGGTGTTGCTACCTATCGTGCAGCAGAAGGTAAGAAGGTATTTGTTAAAGAAGTAGGACCAGTTGCCAGCGTGATGCAACAGATCCTTGGTGGTGTTCGTTCTGCTTGCACATATGTTGGTGCAGCAAGACTTAAGGATTTGTCAAAGTGTACTACCTTCATCCGTGTTAATCGTCAGTTGAATAACATATTTCAAGAAAATTGAAATTTGAATATTTGCATTTAACCCCCAAAAAAAATCTTATAAATCTTTACTTTTTTTCTTGCGGAGTCCGATAAAAGTAGTATACTATACGAGTCAGAGAAAAGAACAAGGAAACATACTATGAAGCACTTTGATAATAATATTATGTGGTTACATTAAAATTACTTTTATTGTTTATGATATATTATTAAAAAACCTTGTCGGTATGTGGGATAACATATCCGAGCGAGCAGAGATGGTTTACGGGAAACCTTCTGTAGTACCTCGACTAATAAAACCGTTTGACTGGTTGGTTTACGGTTCCTGATACGAAAGTAACGAATGTCTGTACGACAGTAGTAGTTACTGGATACAACCAAAACCGTTTTTATGCCCTCTTAGCTCAGTTGGTAGAGCAGTTGACTTTTAATCAATAGGTCGTAGGTTCAATTCCTACAGGGGGCACTTTGATGGAGAATAAAAATGATTGACAACCCCTACAATGAACTGAATGATCATACCTTTCTGATATATCTTGCACAGAATGATTACATGATTGATGGTCACTTTCTTCCTGAAGGCAAACGACTGATGGAGATTGCTAATAAATTAAACGAGAAAGCAATGTTTATTTTTGGTGACGGTAAATCTGAACCAATCATAGACTTTAAAGTAGAAAAATACGAGAAGTCTCAGGAAGCAATGGATAGACTCGCACAACTAGACGAGGAGTTGGGATTAAATGATTGATTATGTAGATGTGATCTATGGTTTAGCATGGGGCGATGAAGGCAAGGGAAAGATTTCCAATGCTCTTGCTCCAAAATATGATTATGTTTGTCGTTGGAATGGTGGACCAAATGCTGGTCACACTGTTTATGTAAATGGACAAAAATTCAAAACTCATATTATTCCATCCGGTATCTTTGCAGGTAAGAAGTGCGTAATTGGACCGGGATGTGTAATCAACACTGATAAATTTTTTGAAGAAATTCGTGGACTTCGTGCAGCAGGATTTGATACTTCTCTTATCAAGATTCATCCAAACGCACATATTATTACTGAAGAACACATTGAGTGGGACAAGAAGAATCTTGGTCACTTAGGAACAACCTCTCAAGGAATTGCTCCTTGCTATTCGGACAAGATGTTGCGTAGAGGCAGGAGAGCAAAGGAATATTTCATTTCAGAGTGGTTGTGGGATGGAGAACTGACTGGTAGAATTCTTTGCGAAGGAGCACAAAGTGTATGGCTTGATATTGATCATGGTGATTATCCATTCGTTACTAGTAGTACAACGATGCCGTATGCTTCGTGCTCTCTTGGATTTTCGCCAAAGAAAATCCGTAGACTAATTGGTGTTGCAAAAGCATATGACACAAAGAGTGGTACAGATCCACTCTTCCCTGAAACTTTATGGAATGATCCCGTACTGAATCGAATTATTGAGGAGGGTCAAGAATTTGGTTCTACTACGGGTCGTAAACGATTGGTGAATTGGTTGAACCTTGATAAGTTGAAGAAGTCTATCATCTTATCTGGTTGCACTGAACTCATCATAAATAAGTGTGATGTTCTTAAGAAGGTTGGAGAATACAAGGTCATTCATGGAAATGAATACATGAATTGTACAAGTTTTGCTATGATGTCTGCATATATTCAAAACAATTTGATGTTTAGTAGTGGTTCAGATTTACACGAAATTACTTTCTCGGGTGATAAAGAAAGTATTTGATTCCTTTGTGGTGAAACGGTATCACAGGAGATTTTGGTTCTCTTTTTCCTAGTTCGAATCTAGGCAAAGGAATTATTCTTGAATAGCTCAGTTGGTAGAGCAGTGAGCTGTTAACTCACGGGTCACTGGTTCGAGTCCAGTTTCAAGAGTTTGCCATATTAGCACAGTGGCAGTGCAGTGCTTTTGTAAAGCACAGGTCATCGGTTCGAATCCGATATATGGCTTTATGTTGAATATAAATATTCCACATTTTTATTGTTACATGAGAAAAGAGCAAATGTACCAACACAAAGATCATGTTGGTGAATTTGTAAAGGTTACTGTATTTGGAGCACAATCTAATCCAGATAGAGCATTACTTTTTCATGTAATGACTGATGATGGTTTGGTTAGAAGTAGAGTTCCAATTCATATGTTATGCCACAAAGAAAATGCTCCCAATATTCAATTAGATTATTTACAATTATGGGATTGTTTTTCTATAAATTGCACAAATATTGTTTATGATTATTTAAAAGGTGCAAGAGCAAAAATAATTTTAAAAGATAAAAAAGAACTTTGGGGTAATTACATGATGACATTTGATTGGTATGATAATTCATATAGTGATGAACCAACACAATACAAATGTTTACATATGGTTGAATTAGATAATGGTTGTTATGCTTTACAACCAAATAATAGAATATATTGGAAACATATGTCTTTTGTTACAAAACCATTTCCACAAAATCCTGATTATAAAGTTGATCATAAAAATTTTAGATGTGAAGGAACAAGTGACAGATGGATAATTGAAGGTGAAGATGATAGTTATTATTATGATTTAAAAGAGGAAGAAGATGGGCGGTAAACATTCAGCAGGTAAAGGTGATACATATAGACCCGTAGATTGGGAACAATATTCAAAAAATTGGGATGATATTTTTAAAAAAAAGAAAGGTAAATTAAAAAATGAGCAATGTACAACTAATCGGACTGGTAAGCGGAGAACAAATAATCGCAAAGATCGAACTAATTGAAAATGTATATTTAATTAAAAATCCGGCAATTATTGTGCCAATGGGCAAGGGAGAACTTGCATTAGCCCCTTGGTTGCCGTATACTACTGTTGATCAAACAGGAGTTCAAATTCACAAGGACAGAATCACTTTTGTACTTTCACCACAACCAGAATTAGTAAATAATTACAATGAAAATTTTGGTAGTGGTCTAATCATTCCAGATAAGACAGTATCAGCACCAAAGTTGTCATTAGTTGAATGACATCATGCGCTCGTAGCTCAGTTGGATAGAGCAGATGCCTTCTAAGCATCAGGTCGCAGGTTCGAATCTTGCCGAGCGCGTTTAAGGAGTTTATTATGGAAAATATGGATATCTTGGAAAGACTTAAAGTTGATATTGAAATGTTAAGTATGAGTCCTGATGAAAATGAAAGACTCATTTCTACCACATTGCAAATGGCTTTTAATGAAATTCAGCATCTTAGAAAGAAAAATTCAGATAGCGATTATCTTTCTTCTTATTTTACTGACTGGCATGATAAAAAGAATGTTAAGAAAAATGCAATCACCAATATTGATGTTGGAGAGATTTGATAATGTCTGTTTTGGATGAATTAATTTCTGAAGCATATCCAATTTGCTTAAAAATGAATCGCCAAAAGAAGCATGTTTCTTTTGTTCTTTATAAGAATCGTGTTGTTTCTGTTGGTAGAAATGTTTTTAAGACGCATCCTCTTGCAAAAGAATATGGGTATCAGTTTAATGAAATGCATTCTGAACTTGATGCATTCCGTAAAATTCCATACAATTTCCGTAGTAAGAAGTTGACTCTTGTAAATGTTAGGTATAATAAGTTTGGGAAACTACGAATGTCAAAACCATGTGAGCATTGTGCTCCTTGGTGTCGAGAAGTTTTTCATGAAATTTATTACACGACTGATGATGGTGTCGTGAGATTGGACTTTTAATGTTTAGACTTTTTATTGATATTGCAATTCCTGGTACTGAAGTCGAAGCACTTAAGACTGCACAGGAAATTTTAAATTATTGTTTTGATAATCATATTTCAATTGAAAAGTTACAGAATATGAATATTGATACTATAAATTTTAGACTTGGACATGATCAAGATCGTCAGAAGTCTAATTATTTTATGAAAAATGATAATGGTCATGTTAATAATAAGAAGTCAAAAATTGTTGTAAAAACTTCTCAAGATACTCTTGACTCTGAAGAAAAGTAAGGTATATTACTGACATGGGATACACGCTTCGGGTGGAGCAGGGTCGCTTATAACGACCTACCGCAGAGTTCGAGTCTCTGGTATCCTACTATGAGTGAAACACGAAACATCATTGATCATTATCATTACTGGAAGCATGAAGCAATTCTTTCAGACCTAGATAAGCGAAGGCATAATTTTACTGTACTTTGCAGTAATCTTTATAATGATTTTAATATTGCTACGGTGATTCGTAATGCGAATGCCTTTTTAGCAAAAGAGGTAATCCTTTATGGTAGTAAGCAATATGATCGTCGCGGCACAGTGGGAACTCACAATTATAGTCGTTTTGTACATTGTCGTGATGAGCAAGCACTTGAAAAGAAAATAATTCAACTTGCAAATGAGCATGAGCATCTTCGAATTGTTGGTATTGATAATGTTCGTAATGCTCGCCCAATTGAAGAATATTGTTGGGCACCGGGTGAACATGTGTTGATGGTTTTTGGTCAAGAACAAGTTGGAATTCCTCCAGAACTTCTTGACAGGTGTGATGATCTCGTTTATATTACTCAATATGGTTCTGTTAGAAGTTTGAATGTTGGTTGTGCTTCTTCTATTGCAATGTATGATTATTGCAGTAAAATTGAAGCAGGTGTTTTGGCCCCATAGATTAACTGGCTAAATCCTCGCCCTTTCAAGGCGATGACTACGGGTTCGAGTCCCGTTGGGGTCACTAATTAAATATAAATAATTGTAAATGCATTACAAAACTGTTTTCATTTCAGATTTACATATTGCTTCTAAAAAAAGCAAAGCAGATCGAATTACCAGTTTTTTAAAAGAAAACGAGTTTGATCAAATATATCTTGTTGGTGATATAATTGATATATGGAGATTCAAACAAGCGTTTTCCTTCAGTCATGATAAGCAATCTTCTCATGTAGAAGTAATTGAAAGACTTTTACGACACTCTCGTAAAGGAACTAAAATACATTATATAATTGGTAATCATGATGAGTTTTTAAGTAAATTTAAAAATCACAATATTTTTGGAAATATTGATATGCATGATACCATAGAACATGTAACCTGTTCTGGTAAAAAATTCATTGTAATGCATGGACATCAGTTTGATTTTATTGCAAAATTTACATTTTCTCCAATTTTATATAAATTAGGAGATATTGGTTATGATGTAATGATGGATTTAAATGATGTGTTAAACTGGGTACGAAGAATATTAGGAATGAAATATTGGTCACTATCCAAACACATAAAAATTAAATTTAAAAAAGCATCACAATTTTTGGATACATTTGAAAGTATAATTGTCAAATATTGCAAACAACATAAGTACGATGGTATGATTTGTGGTCATATACATGATCCTAAAATAAAAGAAATAGATAACATTGTATATGCTAATACTGGCTGTTGGACAGAAAAAGAAAACTGTTCTTTTATTTACGAAGATGAATATGGAAATCTTAAATTAGAATATTATGAAAAACCAAAACGACTTGGTATCTGATCTTGCTTTATTTGCTTGTTTAGCAGTATTATTTCCATTTGTACTTATGGATGTTATTCGTCAAAATTGGTTTAAGAAGCCGATGAAATCTTGTATGAAATGTTCAAGTAGTTCTTGCGTTTCATCAAAAACATAGTATAATTAGCATATACTTTAAAGGAAAAATAATTATGGGATTTACATCTACATTTTACGGTCAAGGTCAATTTCCATATACTGCCTCATATGAGGGGTCTACTTATACAACACAGGCATATACCCATCCACCCGAGTATAAGTCTGCACTTACAATGACTACCGAATTTGGAAGTTCAATTCAAGGTAATACTGTTCCACTTGCAGAATATAGTAATACAATGTTTACTGGAGAAGCAATTGGTCTTTGGATTTATAGATTATATTTTGATGGTCAGTTGGTCGGTACATATCAAATGTCTGATCAACAATTTTCATTTCCTGTAACATTTGATCGTGTTGAAGGTTTATGTATGGGTGTATCACTCACACCTAGTACGCCTGCTATTCCATATCCGGGTACTCCTGAATCAGAAGATACACCAGTTCCTGCACCTGCATCTTTTATGCTGATTGCGTGTGCAGGAATTGCTGCACTGTTTGGAAAAAGAAATAAATGAAAGTAGGATCACTATTTGCAGGTATTGGTGGTTTTGATCTCGGTTTTGAACGAGCAGGATTTGAACTTGCTTGGTCAGTCGAGATTGATCCACATTGTAGAAAAGTTTTACAAAAGCATTTTCCAAATGCTAAAATTTATTCAGATATCAAACAAGTAAAGGTTGAAGAACTTGAAAAGGTTGATATCATCTGTGGTGGATTTCCATGTCAGGATCTTTCCGTCGCAGGTAAGCGTAAAGGTCTTGCAGGAGAAAGGTCAGGATTATTCTATGAAGCAATGCGACTTGTACGGGGAATCAACCCCCAATATGTCATACTCGAAAATGTCCCCGGATTGCTGTCGAGCAATAAAGGAAGGGATTTCGCAGTCCTCCTCGCTGAAATGGACCAAGGGTGGGATTGTCAGGAAATCGCATGGAGAATTCTTGACAGCCAATTCTTCGGAGTTCCCCAAAGACGCAAGCGCATCTTTATTGTCGCAAGTTCTAGAGTCGGGGGTGCCGAGCAAGTATTGGCTCTCTCCGAAAGCATGTCAGGGAATTTTACGACGAGCAGAGAAAAGAGGAAAGATCTTGCCGTCAATTCTGGAGGAAACTCTCAAGAGACAAGTTGGTGGGACGGTGGACAACTCTCAGACACCTTGACTTCTTCTAGTTTGTTCCGTCAACAAGCAGAACCCGATAAGAGAAGAATGTCAGCAGTTATAGAACCTATTCCATATGATTTATTCCAAATTACTGCACCAATCAATCGACAAGCGAGAGTACCGGGCGATCCGTGCCACACTCTTGCTGCTTCTAATGCAGTTCATGCTGCTATGGTGATGGCAGTTCGTACAGCACAAACAGGAGCAAATGGTCATGGTGTTGCAGAAGAAGTTTCTCACACATTAGATCTTGCAAATGGTCAAGCAGTTGCTTATAATCTAACTATTCGAAGACTGACACCTTTGGAATGTGAAAGACTACAGGGATTTCCAGATAATTGGACAGATGGACAACCTGATACAACTCGTTACAAACAACTAGGAAATGCAGTTACCGTAAATGTAATTGAATGGTTAG